GCTTTGAGCCCTCAAACCTCCCTCGACAGGGGGCTTGAAGGTGAAAAATTGGAAATAATCATCAGGTACGAACACCTCAAAGTCATCTCCCATTGACACAAACACGTTAATTTCGATATTATTGTCAATAGTGGAATTGGGAGTTGTCAACTCATTCACAACATAAACACCAATCACTCCATTTCCGAAATCTTCATTGGAAGTGTAGGGTGTTGAACTGTACATCTGAGTGACAGAGGTGGTACCTGGTTGAGCTCTGCTGAGTAGCGTGCGATCTTGACCGTTAGCTATCTCAACAGTGAAATCAGTCTTATCAGCTATATCAATGACGTTCAAATAATTGGTATTATACTCATTACTTGAAAAGTGATTAGGGTCATACACAATCTTGATACGTCCTTTATTAAACGCTGAACAGACTATCTGAAAACGAAATCTCATCGAACCAGTCCAGTACTTAAACGGCATAGCCGCCATAGCACAGGCTGGGAAATGATATGATGTGGGAGGTCCAGCATTTTCGGCCCAAGTACATGGGTCAATTCTGGCATTCCACAAAAGGGTCTCGGGTGAAGTACCGATATTCCAATTAAACGTTGTCAGATAAGATTCTCTCTTTGCTATCTCCTTGATGTTCAAAGCATCAAGACCATTCAGACCAGAGATGCGAGGATCTATGGTCAACTCCTGTTTGTCATCAACAGTCATCTTCGTTGGACCGTCACCAGTGTTCGTCAGTGCTAAAGCTGACGCTGGGTACGGTTTAAACGGTTCAGGATTCTTGGTGACAGGGGGCCGACAATATCCAAACATCTTAGCAACACCAGCAGTAGTTGAAGCAGCCATCTCCGTCGCCTGAGCGAATGGAGCTATATAGGGAACATCTTTCAATGCTCCCGCTGCTTTAGCTATGGATGTTGCAGGTCCAGAAATAGTGCCCTTCTCGTTGACTTCATCAACTTCACGTCCAGACTGAGGTCCAATGTCTCCTTGATCAACCGAAGTCAATACAGACATTTGGACATCCTCAGCCCAAGCGAAAACTGATACAGTCACGAGATCACTAGCACCATTACTGTGTTTCAAGTCATTAATACTTCGGAACTGTAGGGTCCCAAGCTCATTCCACTGAGAATTTGGGATAGAACTATAGTTCCAATAATTGAAGTATGGCAAAGTCATCTCACCACCTTGAGAGGTAGTTGGGTCAAGAAATAAGTGCGGTTGCTGTGAAGCTTGCACCAAATCCTGACGAATCAACCCTGCATTAGAAGAAAGTGTATCATAACGATTAAACGGTAAATAGCTAACTAAAGCTCTACCGTATTGGAAACCATTACCATTAATCACAACCTTCACATGCAGCTTAGCTCTCATGAGATTGAAATTCGACAAACGATTAGAAACCCTGGGATTATTGAAATATTCCTCCCAAGGATTTATATCGAATGTCAACTGTGTGGAAGTAGCCCACTCGACTGTTCCAATTTTAATGGGACGAGAGAAGAAGTTCTGGAGAGTTGCGTCTCCAGTATCTTGCAACTTTCGTGTTGGGTCGATTGTGGTTTCCACGTTGTAGGCATAGGGATCAACTTGATCGGAAAAGCTAACATTTTCATATTTGCTGCTACCATTGATTTTCATCACTGCACTATCATTG